CTGCAGCTTTATCTCGGGTTTGATGGGATTCGGCATTGTAAGACTTTAACGTTCTTGACTCAGATTTGGATTCTCCATTGGCATTTTTACGGGACTTCTTCTGTGTTGGTTTGGTTAACCAAGTCCAGAGTGCAGTCATACCAATGGAAATTCCAACCAGAGCAACGGCTCGGATTGAAGTAAAAATCAACTCGGTCTTTATCCATGATGCCCACAATGAGGCTTTGCTGTAAAATTGCGAAACCATATCGTGGGATTTAATCATGAATGAGTAGATAGAGTTGATATACTTTGGTCCGTCAAAGTGTTCGGGGCATACCTCTATCCCTAACTTCTTTAGGGAATCTCCTTGCAGGCAATAGTCCATCACCTGATTGAACACCATAAGAGATGAGTCTGGGAGTATTTTGAATTGGTAACAACGTTCGATTGTGTCAGCTCCAGAATAAACAGCATGAATGTTGATTGCTGTTGCATAAGCATTCGCGAAGCGTTCAAGTTCCTTCTCAGGAACAATCACGCACGTTTGCATAAGCAGTGGAGCGTAATTAGTGGGGGTCGGGGAAATTGGCAAGTCATTGAAGTTTTTCAGGAATTCTTTGTCTACATAGTCGGGGTTTTGAGTGACCAATGCAGACAAATCAATATGAGTTTTTCCTGAAATTCGTTCAATTATCGTAGGTTTGAAAGTGCTGTCGTGAGGCAACATCTCATTCAAACTCACAATTCCTGGGTGGTCATGGATAGATTCGAAATGGCGGTGTCCCTTATTATTACGATAAGGATCTCCACCACCTCCTCCACTTCCAAAGATGTAATCACACCATGCGTCAGTCTTCGACAGCATTTCTGCTTTCGAAGATGCATAGATAGTGGTGGTCGCGGTCTTCTCCTTCGAACATGCTTTCTTTAGCTTGGGCTTCTCTCTTTCGTCTTTGAGTTTCTGCATGTGGCGTTGGATTGTGGCGGGGTCTTGAGTCATCTCGTCCATCATCTGGTGGTTATCAGGGAGGTCTTC